CATGGATGACCTCACGGGGCGTGTGACCAACGATATGATAAAGAATGAGATGGCGGATCAGTACGAAATCGTAGAGTTTCCCGCCCTCTTGGACGCTGAAGACGCTGATGGCAAGCCGATTATGAAGCCATTGTGGCCTGAATTCTTTGATTTAGCGGCTTTGGAGCGCACAAAAGCCTCTATGCCTGCATTTCAGTGGAACTCACAGTACCAACAGAAGCCTACAGCCGAAGAAGCATCGATAGTTAAGCGAGAATGGTGGGGAATATGGCCTCATGACCAACCTCCGCACGTAGAATACGTGATTATGTCGCTTGATGCAGCCGCAGAAAAGCATAATCGCGCTGATTACACCGCGTTAACCACGTGGGGCGTGTTTTTTAACGAAGAAGAGAACGCACACCACCTGATTTTGCTAGATTCTATCAAAAAACGGCTAGAATTTCCCGAATTGAAGCAACTTTCTATGGATGAGTACACAAAATGGGAGCCAGATGCGTTTATTGTGGAGAAAAAGTCCGCAGGTACGGCGATTTATCAAGAAATGAGGCGTATGGGCCTGCCTGTGCAGGAGTATACACCCCACCGTGGCACGGGTGACAAGCTTGCAAGGCTTAATTCTGTGGCAGATATCATTGCATCGGGTATGGCATGGGTTCCATCCACCCGTTGGGCCGATGAGTTAGTCGAAGAAATAGCGGGATTCCCGTTTATGTCTAACGATGACCTTGTTGATAGCACGGTTATGGCGTTATTGCGCTTTCGTCAGGGTGGGTTTATTCGTCTTCCGACTGACGAGTGGGAGGATGAGGCTCCTTATTATCATAAACGCGAGTATTATTAGCAAAGCTAATTGCTATACGTCTGTCTCTACACAGGACAACAAGTTTACCTGTGTCATCATACACCACCCAACGGCGATGTTTCGTTTCCATTATCTTCAACGCTCTATTTTAATACACACAACCTTAGAGTTCTGGTTTGTGACTAAAACTTTAGCTTTTTTCTGTGCTTCTTTACAGGCTTCCTCATTTGAGTAACTGCCCACGTGATAATGGTCAAAATTTCCGCTTACTAATTGTAGCCATAATAAAATCCACATTACCAACGTCCTTGTCTGCTACCCCAAATATAAAAGATACCAAAGATTACCAGTGCACCAACACTAAATAAAACGAACCCAATAGCAAAGTTAATAAGACTATCTATCTGAGCCTGTTTTCTATATAATTCTTCTTTTCGTCTTTTCCGCATCTGAGCCTCTATTTGCAAAACTTCCTCCCATGCAGATCTTCCATAGTGCCATGTAATATGCTCTTTTATCTCAGAACGCATTTGTTCCATTTTCTTTTTATTTGCAAATATCTCCAGGGCAGTCTCTTCATCAGACCCCCTGAATGTTTTCTTCCAGAACGGAGGATTCTTTTCTCGTTCTTCCAAATTGGTAAAGTCAGAGAAAGCTTTACCCCAATTGGCAAGCTGTCCTGTCATTTCTTGTAAATCTTTTCCTGCTCCAATAGCTGCTTTGAGACCTTTGAAAGCCCCTGTTGCCATTGCTACACAACTAATCGGATCGATGCCTGCACCCTAACCGAATATCTCCCGTCTTCAGACCTTTTCTGCTAGTTTATCTATCTTTCCTTCTAGTCTAACCAGATGATCTACCACCCTAGATAGCTCTGATTGATGATCTTCTCGCTTAATATAGTTCTCTCGCGTCATGTTTAGCAAGATGTTGAGTCGTTTTAACTCACTATTCATCTGACTAATCCACCATGCCATAGGCGCTACAATAAGCGTGACGATAATATTCCATATCATTGGCATAGAAATTTCCATAACACATCCTTTTCTTTACAGATTACACATCTTTGTGTTACGCTGCAAATATAAAGATGGTTTTTTCATTTTTTTGCTCCTCCCAACTAAGGGGTCTTTGCGGCCCCTTTTTCTTATTGTAGTATAAGTTGAGGCGTAATTCTCCCATTGGGCCTCACGGCGAGGCAGATACCCCACCCAGAGATCTGCTTCGCCACTAGACGGGAGGTATTGTTTTCTGTTAGTATGATAATGTGTACACATTTAGGAGACTGTAATGGCTATCGAAAAACAGATGGAGCCATCAGACTTAGACATTGAAGGAACGGATGCAGAAGAGATCGAAGTTCAGATCGTAAATCCAGATGCCGTGTCTATTGGTACTGATGATGGTGGGGTAATCGTAGATTTTGAGGGAAGCTTAACAGAAGAGCTTGTTGGCCCCGAACATGATGCTAATCTTGCCGAGTTCATTGATGAAGCTGTTTTACAGTCAATGGCTTCAGAACTTGTTGGTGATTTTGATTCTGATCGTGAGTCTAGAAAAGATTGGGCTAGAGCCTATGTCAAAGGGTTAGATCTTCTTGGAATGAAAATAGAAGAACGTAGCCAACCTTGGCAGGGAGCATCGGGTGTGTTCCATCCAATTCTTACAGAAGCCGTTGTTAGGTTTCAGGCACAGGCAATGGGTGAGTTATTCCCTGCGTCTGGGCCAGTAAGAACCAAAATCATGGGTAAATTAACCCCAGAAAAAACAGATCAAGCTGACAGAATCCAAACGGAAATGAATTATCTTCTGACTGAAGAGATGACGGAATATCGTGATGAGACAGAACAAATGCTTTTTAAGCTACCGCTTGCAGGATCTGCCTTCAAAAAGGTTTACTATGATCCGTTAGAAGATAGACCTGTGGCTATGTTTGTTCCCGCGGAGGACTTTGTAGTTTCCTATGGCGCATCAGATCTAGCCTCTTGTCCTAGATATACACATATTATGAAAAAGACCTCTAACGAAATATTAGAGCTACAGGTTGCAGGGTTTTATAGAGAAGTAGAATTACCAGATCCTGAGCCAGATTTTTCTGACATTCAAGAAAAGTACGATGAGCTTGACGGAGAGAGCGCAGTCGTAGAAGATGATGACCGTCATACAATTCTTGAGATGCATGTAACCATGAATATGCCAGAAGAGTTTGACGATCCAGACGGAATAGCTCGCCCTTATGTTATTACTATCGATAAAACCTCTCGTGAGATCCTAGCTATTAGAAGAAATTGGTATGAGGACGATGCAAAGAAAAAGAAACGATTACATTTTGTACATTACAAATACCTTCCTGGGTTGGGTTTCTATGGCACAGGTCTTATACATCTTATCGGTGGGTTGGCTAAATCAGCAACGTCAATCCTTCGCCAACTTATTGATGCGGGTACATTATCTAATTTGCCTGCGGGCCTTAAAGCTCGCGGTCTCCGCATTAAAGGTGACGACACCCCTCTTATGCCAGGTGAGTTCAGGGACGTTGATGTTCCAGGTGGTGCGATACGGGATTCAATTACGTTCATCCCTTACAAAGAGCCATCAGGAGTTCTCTACTCGTTACTTGGCAACATTGTCGAAGAAGGACGCAGGATAGGTTCTGTCGCAGATATCCAAGTAGGTGATATGAATGCTCAAGCACCTGTGGGTACAACGCTTGCTCTTATGGAGCGTAGCATGAAAGTTATGTCGGGGGTGCAAGCTCGTATGCATGCTGCTATGAAGAACGAGTTACGTTTACTAGCTCGCATTATACGCGATTACATGCCCGCAGAGTACGCTTACGAAATGGATGGAGACTTTAACAGGCAACAAGACTTTGATGCGCGAGTCGATGTTATACCTGTCTCCGATCCTAATGCTGCAACTATGTCCCAACGTATTATGCAGTATCAGGCGGCTTTGCAGCTTTCTCAACAAGCTCCCCAACTATACGATATGGGAAAGCTGCATCGTCAGATGTTAGAAGTGTTGGGAATACAGGATGCAAGCGATATTATAAAATTACCTGATGACATCAAACCCGCTGATCCTGTTACTGAAAACATGATGCTTTTGAAGCAAGAGCCAGTCAAAGCATTCAAGTATCAAGACCATGAGGCACACATTGCGGTGCATATGGCAGCAATCCAAGATCCTAAAATGCGTGAGATGGTGGGTCAGTCTCCATTTGCCCAAGCAATTGGTCAGGCTATGTCTGCTCATGTGACTGAACATGTTGCGTTTCAGTATAGGCGTGAGATTGAAAAGATGCTTGGTGTAGAAATGCCAAACGAAGATCAACCCTTGCCAGAAGATATAGAAGTCGAGATTTCAAGGTTAGCAAAAGACGCAGCAGAAAAGCTTCTACAGAAAGATCAGGCAGAGGCACAGCAGCAGCAAATTGCACAACAACAGCAAGATCCTGTTGTACAAATGCAACAAGCAGAATTACAAATGAAACAGCAAGAGCTACAACATAAAATCCAAATGGACACAGCTAAACTACAGCTTGATGCAGAACGTATTTCCGCTGAGAACCAACGTGAGGGTGCACGTCTTGGCGTAAAACTAGCCACCGATCTGGATAAATCACAACGTGATGACCAGAAAGAAGGCGCAAAACTGGGTATAGATATAGCGAAGGAGCTAGCAAAGGGAGATGAGTGATGATGTGTTTTCGCTGTTAGGGCGAAAGCTTGATGAGTATGAAGAAGATATTAAGACATATCTTGCATCTGGTCAGGCAGAAGATCTTAGTGCGTATAATCGTTTAGTGGGACGATGTGACCTAGTAAAAATTATACGACAAGACTTACAGGACATAGAAAAAAGATATATTGAAAATTAAAAATTTTCTTACTATTGTCCAAATCAGGGAGACTCGTGGATGTCCACGCAAGGTGACTGTGAACCTTTAAATCACTGCAAGGTAGTAAAATGTATACAGGAAATAAAGAAACAGAAGAAAAGGTAGCCTCTAAATTACCACAACCACAAGGATATAAAATCCTAATTGGTGTACCAGAAGTCAGCGACAAAACCGAAGGTGGCGTATTTATGCCAGACGGCCTCAAGGCCGCAGAAGAAACAGCTTCTATTATTGGTTTTGCTATGAAGCTAGGTCCAGATGCCTATGCAGATAAAGACAAATTCCCACATGGCCCGTACTGTAAAGAAGGAGATTTTGTAATTTTTCGATCCTATTCGGGCACTCGATTTAAAATACATGGGAAAGAGTTTAGACTTATTAATGATGACACTGTAGAGGCAGTGGTTGAAGATCCAAGGGGGTACACAAGAATATGAATCAAGTAGCTGAACAACAAGTAGAGTTTGAAGAAGAGACAGTAGCAGAAGCTATTGAATCCGCAGAAGCTGAAACGGAAACGAAAAAAGAAGATGACGATTTTGAAATAGAGGTTGTTGATGACACACCTGAAGAAGATAAGGGTAAACCTCGCCGTGCTGAGAACGCTGAACCACAAGTTCCAAGTGACGATGAAGTGGAGAAGTACAGTGAGGGTGTTCAAAAACGCATCAAACAGTTAAAATTTGAATTTCATGAAGAGCGTAGGGCAAAGGAAGAAGCCGCTCGACTACAAGAAGAAGCTGTTAAATATGCAGAACAGATAAAATTAGAAAACGAAAAACTTCGTAAAACTATAGATGAAGGTGAAGACGTTCTTGTAAATCAAGCAAAAGGTCGTGTAGCTGCTGAAATTGATAAGGCCAAGATAGCTTATAAAACAGCGTATGAAGCAGGTGATTCTGACGCTTTAATTGAAGCGCAAGAAAAATTATCTGCATTACAGGTAGAGAAGTCTAGGTATGATACTTACAAACCAAAACCTCGCAAAGAACCTGACCCTGTCTCTCAACCTCAATATCAACAGCAAAATCTACAGCCACCAAAGCCCGATCAAAGAGCTTTAGAATGGGCAGCGGAAAATGAATGGTTTGAAAAAGATCCCGAAATGACAGGGTACGCTTATGGATTACATGAAAAACTTGTAAAAAGTGGTATTGATCCGAGAAGCGAAGAGTACTACAATGAGATAGATGATGCGGTTCGCCGTGTCTTCCCAGATAAATTTGACGATGGGCCTACTATTGAGGAGACCGCACCCCAACGTCAAACAGGCAACGTGGTTGCCCCTGCTGCTAGAAGTGGCAAAAAACCACGCAAAGTGCAACTGACCTCAACGCAAGTCTCTCTCGCCAAGCGGCTTGGTCTGTCAAATGAACAATATGCGGCGCAATTAATGAAGGATATGAACCGATGACGAACCGAAACTCGCGCAACACACAGACTCGTGAAGAGTCAAAACGTAAGGTGTCATGGACGAGACCTTCTATGTTACCTGTCCCCGAACCCAGAGAAGGTATTGAATACCGTTGGATTCGCACATCAACACTTGGACAGAGTGATAATACGAATGTTTCTTCTAGATTTCGTGAGGGATGGACACCTGTTCGTAAAGAGGATCATCCAAACCTTCAAGTTGTGTCTGATATCGATTCTCGATTTACAGACAATATTGAGGTCGGTGGATTACTGCTATGTCAGAATGCTGCCGAAAATGTGCAAGCTAGACGTGAAGCACAGCTCCAACAGGCTGAAAGTCAAATGGAAGCTGTGGATAACAGCTACTTGCGTAACTCAGACCCTCGTATGCCCGTTCTAAAACCAGAGCGAAGCACACGATCTTCGTTTGGCAAGTGACTCGAAAGGGTAGCTTGTCGTAATTTTAAACTTTTAGGAGTATGAGACATGGCTACTACAGCAGCTCCCTACGGTCTACGTCCGATCAGACGATCAGACGGAATGCCGTATGCAGGTTCTACGAACCAATTTCTCATCGATCCCGCAGGTGAAGGTACAAACCTATTTTATGGTCAAGCCGTTATCATAGGGGCAGATGGGTACATTGCGTTGGCTACAGGTACAGGTGCAGACCTTACCTCCAACAGCATCTCAGGCACTTCAGGCGTTGGCGCGATAGGCGTTTTCGTTGGATGTGAATATGTAAACTCTTCAGGTCAACGTGTTCAGGCACAGTACTATCCATCTGGAACAAACAGTAGTAGTACTGCTATTAAGGCCTATGTGATTGATGATCCGAATGTATTATTTCAAGCACAGCTTGATGGTTCGGGTGCTCAAACAATCATCGGCACAAACACATTCTTTGCGGCAGCGCAGAGCACCTCAACTGGTTCTACAGTCACAGGTAACTCTACGTCAGCATTGGATGCTAGTGTGGTAACTACAGCGGCAGCATTTCGCATCGTTGCTCACGTGTCAGATCCAAGTGATGCTTATCCAGATGTTCTTGTTAAGTTCAATCCTGGTGCTCACCAAATGACAAATAATGTTGGCTTATAAGGAGGTTAGACGATGGCTATATCACGCGCACAGCTCCTTAAAGAGCTACTACCAGGTCTTAACGCTCTGTTCGGTCTAGAGTACGAAAAGTATGAAGGCGAGCATGCAGAGATCTATGAAACAGAAAACTCAGATCGTAGTTTTGAAGAAGAAGTGAAGTTGTCAGGATTTGGCGCAGCTCCAGTGAAAGCTGAAGGTGCATCAATATCTTACGACAATGCACAAGAATCATTCACAGCTCGTTACAACCACGAAACGGTTGCAATGGGATTTTCTATCACTGAAGAAGCGATGGAAGATAACCTGTATGATTCACTATCTGCTCGTTATACTAAAGCTCTTGCTAGAGCTATGGCATATACAAAGCAGGTTAAGGCGGCATCTTTGCTTAACACAGGCTTCGACACATTTAAGTCAGGTGACGGATCGTTCTTGTTTGCAACTGACCACCCAACTGTTGAGGGCGGCACAAACGCAAACGAACCTGCGGTTGCGGCTGATTTGAACGAAACATCTTTAGAGCAAGCAGTTATTGATATTGCTGCGTTCACTGACGAGCGTGGTCTATTAATTGCGGCACGTCCTCGTAAGTTGATCGTTCCACCTGCACTGATGTTTGTTGCGACTCGTTTGCTACAGACAGATCTTCGTGTCGGAACAGCCGATAATGATATCAACGCAATTAACACTAATGGCTCCATACCAGAAGGTTATCGCGTAAATCATTATCTAACTGATACTGATGCGTTCTTCCTAACTACAGATGTTCCAAATGGTATGAAGCACTTTGTGCGTACTGCTATGCAAACATCTATGGACGGAGATTTTGATACGGGTAATGTTCGCTACAAAGCTAGAGAGCGTTATTCTTTTGGTGTATCAGATCCATTAGGAATGTACGGATCTCCAGGTGCATAACCTGAATTAATCTTTTGAGGGGGCTGCTAAATGCAGCCCTTTCTTTTTTTAAAAAGTATGTTATTCTGCATTTGGGGTAACACAAGCCTTGCAGACAGGATTCCGCCCCACCTGACGTTGCACAGACTGCTAGGCTAAACCTTGTGCAAGGGGTATTAATATGGCTTCAACTACATTTTCAGGCCCAGTGACATCTACTGCGGGTTTTATTAGCGGTTCAGATTCTCTGGTTTCTATTGCAGCAGATACAACAATTACGGCTACTGCACACGCAGGTCGAACAATGAATTTAAATATAGCATCTGGTGCTACTGTAACTTTGCCTGCCGCTTCAGGTACAGGCAACACATATCGTTTCTTTGTTCAGACAACCGTGACTTCTAACAACTATAAGATTCAAGTTGCTAACGCTAATGATACAATGTCTGGCGTTGCAGTGGTTGCAAACGATGGTGGTGCTACAGCTTCTATATTTGAGACAGCAGCAGATAGCGACACGATTACTTTAGATGGCTCTACAACAGGTGGTATCCTTGGTGGTCATATTGAAATTCAAGATGTTGCATCAAACAAATTTCGTGTTCTTATAAATCAAGCAGCAACAGGATCAGAAGCTACTCCGTTTAGCGCAGCCGTTTCATAGGTGAATTATGGGTAAATTAACCGCGATGAAGCCCCGTAAAGGGGTTCGTGCAAGGAAAGCAGACGGGACATTGAAAGCTGATGATCCGTCAACTCCTGACGTAAATGAAGCATGGGAGGGTGGTAAAGCACCTGCAAAGCGCAAAACTTCCACAAAGAAAAAGGAGTAGAATATGCGTTCTGATGTACAATCTAAACGTGTTACTGGCACAGGATCTCTTGCTGTCGGCCCTGCTAGAATTAGGCAGATTCAGGTTCTTACAACATCTGGATCTCCACGTCTAACTATTACAGATAGCAATGGCGGTGCTACAGTTCTTGATTTAGACTTTAAAGCGTCTGATTCTCACTCAGTAAATATTCCGTCTGATGGTATTCGTGTTAGTGACATACATGTTTCAGCGTTTACAAACATCACTGCGATGACAGTATTCTACAACTGAGTAGGCTCATGGCTGAAAAGAAGAAAAAAGGCGAAATGCCTAAACGCAATAAGAAAAATTTCCGTCCCACTAAATCTGGGGCGGGAATGACTAAAGCGGGTGTTGCTGCTTATAGACGCAAAAACCCAGGATCTAAGTTAAAAACCGCTGTTACTGGCAAAGTAAAGCCAGGAAGTAAAGATGCTAAAAGACGTAAGTCTTTCTGTGCACGATCAGCAGGTCAGATGAAGAAGTTTCCTAAAGCAGCAAAGAATCCTAACAGCAGATTAAGGCAAGCTAGAAAAAGGTGGAAGTGCTAGATGGCTATCTCTCGTGCTCAAATGCCTAGTCAATTAAGAGGTAATAGAATGGAAGAAAAAGCAGGATTTACATCTACAGGTGACGATGCAAGAGACCTTGAGATAATTCGTATGGGTAAAGGCGGTAAGACTAAAAAGAAGAAAAAATCTAAAAGTCGTGTAAACGAAGCAGGTAATTACACCAAACCAGGAATGCGTAAAAGATTATTTAATAGAATAAAGGCAGGAGGTAAGGGCGGTGCACCTGGGCAATGGTCTGCTAGAAAAGCGCAGATGCTCGCTCAAGCCTATAAAAAAGCAGGGGGTGGCTATAAGAATTGATGAAAGCATCTAGTAAAAGAAAGCTAAACAAAGTTGTTAAGGGTTTAAGTAAGGCTTCAAAAACACATGCAAAACAAGCTAAAACCTTGAAAGGCATAATAGGAAATGGCAAAACGAAAAGACCCAAAAGTAGGAACAGGTAAAAAACCAAAAGGTTCTGGTCGCAGATTATATACTGACGAGAATCCAAAGGATACGGTGAGAATAAAATATGCCACACCCGCAGATGCAAGGGCAACGGCAGCAAAGGTAAAAAAGATAAATAAACCTTATGCCCGTAAGATACAGATACTGACTGTGATGGAGCAAAGGAGTAAAGTGTCTGGAAAAACAGAGCAAGCAAGGATAGCAAAGAAAGCTAAAGAAGTTTTAAGGAAACAACATGGCGCTAAAAAAGTCGCAAAAAAGTCTTAAAGCATGGACGAAGCAGAAGTGGAGAACTAAAAGTGGCAAGCCGTCTACGCAAGGGCCTAATGCTACTGGTGAACGGTATCTACCTTCTTCGGCTATTAAGTCTCTTAGCTCTGCTGAGTACGCAGCCACATCACGAGCAAAGCGAAAAGGCAAGGCTTCAGGCAAGCAGTATGTGGCTCAACCTAAGAAAATTGCAAAGAAAACCAAGCGACACAGAAGTGTAGTTACATAGGAAATTATCATGGCAGTAGTAACACCAGATCTACCAGAATTGTTTGAAGAAGCTTATGAACGGGCAGGTCTTGAAATGCGTTCAGGCTATGATCTTAGAACGGCTCGAAGGAGTCTAAACATTTTAACATTGGAGTGGCAAAACCGTGGGCTTAATCTCTTCACCATTGAATCTAATACTTTATCCATTTCGGCAGGCACTGCGACTTATACGTTACCTGCTGACACTATTGACATCATCGAACACCAAATCCGCACAGGTACAGGCACAAACCAAACAGACACCACCCTCGAAAGAGTCAGTGTCGCAACCTACGCGCAGCAAACAAACAAAAACACGGAAGGTAGGCCGACCCAGATCTACGTCCAAAGGCTCCCGACAGAAACGAAAGTAACTCTTTGGCCTGTACCAGATGGCACAACTACTTATACGTTAGCGTATTTTAGATTAAAAGGCATTGATGGTTTGTCTTCTGGTGTGGGTTCAACAGTTACTTCTGTTCCTCCACGCTTTGTTCCCGCACTTGTTTCTGGACTTGCTTATTACATAGCCATGAAAAAACCAGAGGTAGCTGCTAGAGCTGCTGCTTTAAAACAAGAGTACGAATTTCAATTTGAACTTGCGGCAGGCGAAGACGAAGAAACAGCATCAATTAAGTTTGTTCCTTTTGATACCTTTATGGCAGGTGGTTAATGAGCTACGCAAAAGCTAAACATGCATTTGGTTTCTGTGACAAGACAGGGTTTAGATATCCCTTAAAGGATCTTGTGCCTGAATATAATAACGGTGTTAAGACAGGATTCCTTGTCGGAAGAGATGTAGTTGATCCTGACCAACCACAAAATTTTCTTGGCAGATTAAAAATAAATGATCCTCAATCCCTTAGAAATCCAAGACCCGATAGATCTTTATTAGAAAGCAGATCTCTTTTTGGATTTGATCCAGTTGGTAATGATGCAGTATTTATGACTGCATTTGTTGGAAGAGTATCTGTTACTATAACAGAAATAGGATCTGTCACAGGGGTATCTTCGACAGCTTCTGTTGGATCTGTTACTATTTCCACAACGACAGCACCAAAATTTGACAGCACATCCATAACATTGGATTCAACATCAGATACATTTGACGAGGGATAAGATATGGCAAAACAAACAGTAGGTATTGGTTCATCTGCAAATGACGGAACAGGCGATACTCTTCGAGCGGGTGCAGACAAGATCAACGATAACTTTAACGAAGTATATGCTGCCCTTGGAAATGGAACAACTCTTACAGACATAATTAATTCAAGTGGATTACTAGACGTCAGCTCTGGTGCGAACAAGATTGTTTTTTATTACGCAGCTTTAAGTGATCTACCAAGTGCTTCCACATACCATGGCGCTGTGGCACATGTGCATGCGACTGGGGGGCTGTATTTCGCGCACGGAGGGAATTGGATAAGATTAAATGACGAAGTATCTGGGCCTGTAACAACATATGTAGCAGGTACAAATGGTTCGTCCGCATATACTTTTACTGGCCCTGGTGCTACGTCTGGAGACAATCCAAACTTTACTTTCTATAAAGGTCATACTTATCTTATAGATAATACAGCAAACGTAAGCAGTCACCCTTTAAAAATAAGAACATCTGCGGGTGGCTCAGACTTTACAACAGGCGTTACAGAAAACTATAATTCAACAACGGGATTGACACAATTTATTGTGCCTCACGAACCCTCCGATACATCTTTGGTGTATCAATGCACAAACCACGGTAGCATGGTGGGTAACATAACTATAGTCTAAAGGAGATCAAAAATGGCTATGAAGAAAAAAGGTTACAAAAAGGGCGGCGCTGTCAAAAAGATGGGCGGTGGTAGAATGAAAAAACCCGTTGCTATGAAAAAAGGTAGCAAAATAAAGAAGAAGACAATGTCGAGAGGCGGCGCTGTCAAAAAGATGGGCGGCGGTAGAATGAAGAAGAAAACCATGGCTAAAGGTGGCGCTGTTAAGAAGATGTATGGTGGCAGGATGAAGAAGAAAACCATGGCTAAAGGTGGTAAAACACGTAGATAATGCCTTATTTACAAAGTAATATACCGCATTTTAAATGTTGGGTTCGTCGTGAATATACGCATAACCATCAAGCCTATCATGGAGAGTTTCTTCATGCGATGGCAATAGCGGTAACAACAATGCCAAACAGATGCTTGAGTTTCCAAGTCATCTTTACAGGCTGCGAAGCAGATGAGGAAGGCGATGAGAATGTACATGGCGGTGCAATGTGGGCTAGGATGCCTATAACTGCGTTAGTTGCAGATGAGCCATTTGAGGAATGGCCCGAACCTATGGCGGTGCATGACGCACAACCCTGGGACTGTTCCTCTCATACACACGCTGTGTACGTTCTTGACAGAGCCACACCATGTCCTTGGTTAGCAAAAATAGACGGCAACATGTTTCCTGCAAAATATTTGTTTACCGTCGATTATGCAGAAAGTGAGATAGCCGACGACCCTGCACAACATAAACAAAGTCATGTTATGCAGTTGTTAGACGCAGGAGAATGGACAGGTAATATTGTTGCGCTTCCTAATAATCGTGTGAGAGTAACACACCCCGCTTGGTTTGAGACTGGTAAAGGCGCACCAGATTTTAGACCTTCACAACATATACACTATTCAAAAAGTGATTTAGACTATACACTAGATGTGAATAGAGTATTTGATAACCTTTACAACGAGGATTGAGATATGGCAGTACCTAGCCCCAAGAAGACCTTAAAAGACTTACCTAAAAAGAAAAAGAAGGTAATAAAGCCAGAACCAAGACCATTTAGTGAGAAACGCAAATCAGGTGCTGTTAAAAAATCTCTACGACCAAAAAAACGTCCTGATATTGTAGATTTAACGCCACCTGAAGGAGCAGATCAACTGCTTGTTAAGAAAAAAGATGGTGGAAACTTAAAAGACATACCTTCAGGTAATGTTGGACTAAGCAAACTACCTACAGAAGTTAGAAATAAAATGGGTTTTAAAGCCAGTGGCGGAAAAGTTACTAAAATGGGTATGGGTGGTAAGTGTCGTGGCATGGGCGCAGCAAGTCGTGGTGGTACGTTCACTAGAAACGGATAAGTAGATGAATTACACTGAGCTAGTACAGGCAATAAAAGATTATACTGAGAACACAGAAACAACTTTTGTTTCTCAGATACCTACGTTTGTTCGTCAGACTGAAGAAAAGATAAACAGAACAGTTCTTATTCCAGAGTTAAGAAAAAACGTTAATGCTAGTATGACTGCTAACAACAGGTTCTTAACAAGACCTTCAGACTTTCTAGCTCCGTTCTCTATTGCTGTAATAGATGGATCAAGTAATTATAATTATCTTTTACCAAAAGATGTAAATTTTATAAGAGAAGCGTTCCCAAATAATACGACTAGTGGGCTACCGAAATACTATGCAGAGTTCGATGGGGATGTTGTTTCTCCTGCAAGTTCAGGTCACTTTCTTCTTGGGCCAACCCCAGATTCTGCCTATCAAGTTCAATTGCACTATTATTTTGATCCTCCTTCTATTGTAACCTCAAGCACCTCGTGGCTTGGTGATAACGCAGAAGAAACGTTACTGTATGGTTCTTTGGTAGAGGCATACATATTTATGAAAGGTGAGCAGGATGTTCTTGGCATGTATCAACAAAGATACAATGACGCTTTAAAACGTCTTATGGTTCTTGGTGAAGGAAGACTAAAACGTGATGACTATCGTGATGGTCAACCAAGGATGGAGTTATAAATGTTTAAAATAGATATAAGTGTACCACAACATGAAAGCATAGTAGGTATTAATACCACTGCCAATCGTGGTTTTACCCCAGATGAACTTGCGGAACAATGTGTCCAAAAGATCATATCGGTCTCTGATAGCACACACCC